GTTTGGCAATCCAAAAGCAGGCGGCGACTTTCAAGGTATCCAGGATCAAACCGCAGAAGCGGGAGACCAAGCGCAAGCCGAAGAAGACCAGGCCGCACAAGGCAAATCTATTTCAATCAGGCTATCGCAGCTAAACGCAATCGAGGATGACGCAATTTTCGCGCAGGAACTATTAAAACTAGCAGGAGAAACAACAAATGGCAGATGACACCAAAAAACCGTATGGCGACGTTGAATACGCCGACCCAGGTTACCAATCGGACAAGCAAAAGCGTTACCCGATAGATACCGAAGAACACGCACGTGCCGCCTGGTCATATATCAACCAGGAAAAGAACGCGAGCAAATATTCCAGCGAAGATTTGGCCAAGGTCAAGGCGAAGATTCGGGCTGCGTGTAAACGGCATGGGATCGACATTAGCGAAGACAAAGCTAAAAGCGGCGAAGAAACTTTTGATTCCGATGCAATCGAGTGCCGCGCAGCCGTTGATCTGACCAGGATCGACGCCAACGAGATTTTGTTTTTGCCGATTGGACTTCATTCCATCATGCCGGTTTCAGGCGGGATAGGCCGGCCGATCAAGGTCCAGGTTGACCCGGCCACCGCCAATTCTATCGAGCGCCAGCGCACATTGTTAATGGCTAAGGGCAAACGGCCGTACTTTGATTTTAACCACGAAGACGGTCCGGCAAGTTTCTGGCCGGAATCCTTCGCTTGGAAACACGGCGAAGGCGTTGTTGCCAAGGGCGAGTGGACGAGCCGCGGTCGTAACGCGGTAGAAGGCCGCGATTATCGCGCGTTCAGTCCGGTGTTCCACGTTAATAACAAGCGGGAAGACCCCGCAACCGTGGTCTGCAAAGAAACCGCCGATCCCAACATGGGCGGACTCGTTAACAACCCAGCTTTCAAGGATTTGCCTTTATGGGCAAAAAACGCCGGAGCAACCGGCGACACATCAACAACAAACAATGGAGAAACAGAAATGACAACGGAAGAAATCGCCGCGCTCCGGGCGAAAGACACGGAGTTGGAAGCCAAGGTCGAACGCCTCAGCGCCTTGGTAGCACAAAACACTGAGGACGAATCAGCAAATGACAAACTCAAAGCCGCGCAGGCTGAGAGAAAATCGTTGCAGCTAGAGATTGAGATTGAAGAACTAAGGGCGCGCGATAACGAAAAAGCCGCGCAGATTCAAAAACGGAATCAGCGTGACGCGGAATTTGTCGTTAAAGCTGCCGTCAAACGCGGTGCGATTTTGGCGCGCGACATTGCCGGCCAAAAACGGTGGGAAGCGGAGATTGCGGCTAATCCGTCAAAGGCAGCAATGCTGGAAGCGGTGCCCGGCAATGGGTCACTGTCCGAAACCAGGATTACCTCTTCTAGGTATCCCTCAGTCACCGTGGAGGCCGACGATCCGCGGGCCGTTTACGGTAAAATGGCGAAAACCCTTTCGCTACAAAAGCGAAGCCAACACCAGGAGAAATGCCAGCTGGCCAGGGAATTCGCGGCGATTTACGCGCGCGAACTTTCACCTATCACGGCAGGGCAACAATCGTTGCGGACGTTGTCATTCCAAATCTCTGATTTGGATTCTGCAATAGCAGCAGCTGACGTTACCGACGCTGACCTAGGAACATTGAGCGGAACACTGGTAACGCAGCGCACACTGGAACTGCTCAAGTTCACGTTCCCATCGTTAACGATGTTTACAACGGACTTCAGCGATCAGGGGGCGCAGTTCAATCAAACGATTATGACGCGCACCGTCGAGGTGCCGGACGTGCAAACCTATAACACGTCAACCGGCTGGACGGATTCAGACGCGGATACCGCCGATGTTCCCGTCACAATAGACAATCACAAAGGCGTGCCGATCACGTTTAACGCTAACATACTAGCTGAAACGGTGCGCCGGTTATTCGATGAGTTTGCACCTGCGCAGGCATACGCGCTGGCAAAAGATATGATTGACGATCTGTACAGCAACATTACAGACGCGAACTTCACCAATAACAGCGTGATAACGACCGCATCGTTCAATCGCGCGAGCGTGGTGGACGTAGGCATTGCCCAGGATTTGCTCGGTGTTCCGAGCGGGATGGGGATGCGGACGTTGCTCCTTTATCCGACCGTGTTCGGGAACATGGAGAAAGATACCGTGCTAACGACTTACGCGGCATTCCGCGAAGCGCAACTGATCACTAATCCTACGCCGGCACCGCCATCATTGGTTATCAACGTTGAAAACTATCAGGTGGTTAAAGCCCCGAATTTGCCGACCAACAACGGCAACGTAACGGGTTTTGCTGGAAGCAAATCAGCGCTGTGCATTGCGACCCGGGTACCGAACGATTACACCGCGGCCCTTCCGGGCGCGTCGTTTGGTAACGTCCAGGTCGTGACCGATCCCGATATTGGGATCAGCGTGCAGCTCGTGCAGTATGTGAATCACACGCTCGGCTCGGCCACCAGTCGAATCGCGTTGATGTACGGTACTAACGCCGGTCAAGGCAACGCGGGTTACCTGATCAAAGCGCACACTGGCTCAGGCAGCTCCAGGACAAGTTAAAGTTTCAGTGGGGTTAATCGTGGGTTCATGCTCTGCGCCTCGTGTACTAGGCGGGGCGCAGTAGTGAGCGCATGAAAATTTACGCTGACCCGACCAAGGGCTGGTTTCACGGACTGGGCGATGTCGTGTGCTTTGCCTGGATCGGGGAAGGCATCCGGCAGGCCGGAGGCGAAGTTGAATTTTTCGCCAGCGGCTGGCACGCGGAAGTCCTGAAACTGTTTCGTATGCCTATTGCCGGCACACCGGACGGCGCGGTTTACACCGACGAAGGCTACGAGAAATGCGTGGCGAAAGGGTCCGACCAAAATTACATCGAATGGATCGCGGAGCATTTGGGCGTGAAAGATAAACCTGTAAGGCCCAAATGGATACCGAACCCAACCGACCGCGAATATGGCCGGCGCGCCGCGGCTGACGTGTTAATCTTTCCCCACGGCGTTTGGAGCCCTAGGATTTGGCCGAAACCCTACTTTGTCGAGCTTGCATGGTACCTGAAACGGGAAGGCTACAGTGTGCGGATCGTGATGAAAGAACGGGATTACGCTTTTTTCATGCCGTTTTCCTGTATTGTCGGCAAGAGTTGGGCGTTTATGGCTAGTGCGATACAAGCGTCAAAGCTCGTGATCGGCAACGACAGCGGTCCGGCGCATTTTGCCGGGACAATCGGAACGAAAACACTCGCGATACATGGCCCTACGCAAGGCGCGCGGATTTACGGGCATTTGCCGGAGGTAATCTCCTTCGAGAAAAAAAGTTTGCCATGCGCCGGCTGCCATTGTTTGCCGCCGTTTCGGGACAGTTGCTCAATCGGTTGTCATCAGCTTTATCGCACGTTCCCCGAGGACGTTTACGAAACCGCGGTCTCGATCCTGGGACCACCGGTCAACAAAGGGTTGGAGCACAGGAAAGCGGCATGACGACCATGTTACATTTAGGTTTTGCGATGAACGGCCTTGAAATCGGCATTGAAGAAATCGTTGAGGAGATATGCGCAAAGTTTGAGTTCCCGACTTACGTTGAAATCGGTGTTGGCCACGGTCAAACGTTAGTCGGAATTTCGGAAATCCTTTCCGTGAAACGTGCCGAATGGCGCGCAATAGGAATTGATCTGCCAAACGGTTATTCACTGGATCAAGGGCAAGTTAAACAAAACGCCGTCGATGCCGGGTTAAAACTGGATTTTGCGCATGGGATAGGGCGCGGCGTTATCCTGCCGCCGTGGGGACAAATCACCGTTATTCTTGAAGACTCGCAGGTTGTGCTCGGTGAACATTGGCTTGCACCGGTTGACCTGGCACTGATCGACGGTTGCCATGGCCGGAAATGCGCGACACTGGATTTTCTGTGCTTGGAACCGTTCGTGCCGCGTCATGGCGTTGTGATGTTTCACGACTTCGGGACGAGCGACATCGGCATTCCACAACCGCACTGCGGTACCATTGACGTGCGCGGCGCGTGCGAAGATTTAGGGCTGCTTAATAATCAGCGGCAAGGTTGGAAATTTGTGCGGGAACTTACTGCCAACAAATTGGAGGGCGGCTCGAATATGGGCGTTTTTCAACGGGTATGAGTTGGGAAAAACTTGTTACAGAAGACGTACTAAGCGAGTTCACGCCGAGCGAGGCCGCGGCTTTCAGGATTTTGCAGGGGAGCGGCAGTGGCAGCGGTTCAGGCCCGGAAATCTATCCTAACATTGACGTAATCGTCGGGCGCTGCATAGACGAGGTGCGCGGTTACATCCTGGCCGGAGGTTATCCGCTTGACCTTGTCAACGATGATACGTTGCCAATGGGTTTGTTTAACGACGCGATAGCCATTGCAAGGTGGCGTCTGTTAATTTCGGCGCCGCAATTCCTGCAGCTACAGACCACGGAACGGAAAGACGCTTTTGACCGGGCACTTGCCAAGCTGCTTTTGGTTTCGGAACAACAATTCGATGTCGAACCGCCAACGCCAGATATCGGGATCAAAACCGGCCTCTGGAACAGCGAAAACAAACTGATCATGCGTACACACCCGATCCCGAAGCCTAGCACGCAGTTTACGCCGCAAACGGACACGTACGCTAACCCGGACGCGCCCGAGGACGCGCAAGCAGTAGGATGACCGAGAAACTCACACCAATCGAGCGAGCACTCGTCGCGGCGGCAGCAATGTCCGTACCGGATGCGCGCCGGGTGCTCATGCTAATCTGTCAGGGCGGCATGACCATGAATGCTCCACGTGGAACATCACCAGGGGACGAGCATTACGCAAAACGCGAGAAGTTCATTAAACGCATTAAATCTGCGGCTGATCGCGTCCTGAATTATGCAAGGCACGAAACCTTGAGGAACACTGAGCGGCATTTCCGAGAGACCGGCCTTAAATCAGCCGAAGAAGATCAGCCGAAAACCACCGCTGCGCGGATTACGTTCGACAAAACTTTGCTTGGCGAAGAGCTAGCCGCAGCAGTCCGGGACGAACAGGAACAAGCGTTACAGACCGCCGGCCAACAGCTTTACGACGAAGTAGGCCGTGATGATCCGTTTAAGATTCCAGATAAACAGGCCATAGATTTTCTGGATACGCGCGAGAACCTGCTTGCCGGCGCCTCGGACGATCTGCACAGGGAAGTCATGAACGAGATCCAGGACGGGCTTAACGCTGGCGACACACGTAAACAGCTCATGGACCGAATCAACGCGGCATTCGACGGCATTTCATCCGGTCGCGCGGAAACAATCGCCAACACCGAGACCGCGGCGGCGTTTAATTTCGCCCGTGACAAGGCGATGCGTAAAGCTGGCGTCCAATACAAGAAATGGCTGTTCAGCCAATCGCCGCTGATCAAGGAACACCGGCCAACGCACGTTGAAGCCGGCGGCCAGACGGTGCCGGTTGACGAGCCGTTTGACATTAGCGGGGTCAAATTCATGCACCCTGGCGACGACAGTTTAGGCGCGGGCCCGGAAGACATTATCAATTGCCATTGCGTGGCGATACCTACCGATAAACCATGAGCGCCACGATTGAAATACAGCTTTCGCCGTCGGCGCTGGCGCTTGCGGACAAGTTTCGCAGTGCGCCAGCTAATTTCCCTCAAGCAATAAAGCGCGGCATGACGCGCGCGCTGCAAATTGTAGCTGGCCGGATACAGGAGAAAAGGCTCACCGGACGCGGCCCGTTCCCCGTCGCCGAACATCGACTTGGCGAGAAAACCGGCCAGCTACGTTTGCGCACACGCTCAACGGACGCTGAGGTCACAACCGAAGGCGACCATGCCGTTGTGACAGGAGCAATTGGTTCTTCCGTCGTTTATGCGGCGGTACACGAGTTCGGGTTTGACGGTGAAGTCAGGGTTTCACCGCACAGGCGCAGATTATTTTCGCGCACGTACCGAGGCAAACCACGCAAGAAACCTAAGCAGACAGGCGAAACAAATGTGATCGGATACACGCGCCACATGCACATGCCCGAGCGCGCTCCGTTCCGCACCGGGATCACCGAAAATTTGGAATACATTTCCGGCGAGATCGAGAAAGAAATCGTTACGTCGCTGCAACCATGATCGACAATCCACAAAACGTTTTCGAGGAATTGCAGAACGACGTGGCGACCAAGCTAATGCAGACGAGCCCGTTCGATTCCATTCATTTCCCGGACGGGAACACGTTCCGGGTGCTCACCGAGGACGAGGGCGATATTCAGTTTGAGTTTGATTCGATGATTGCCGCCATTGGTTTATCGCTGGTTGTTCATTCTCCAAAGGGAACAATTGATCAGCCGGATATACCTGGACCGTTGATCACGAAGCTCGGATTTGACGTGTGGGTGAGCGAAGCTCCGGTGCTCAACCGGACAGCAGGTGTTGGAACGGGCGTGCGCCTGGTTAAAGCCATGACCATTGTTTTAGGCGCGTTGCACGGGTTTCAGCCGACGTCAATCGGCAGCCCGGTTTACGCGGCAGGATTCGACACGCACCGGGAACGAATTTACGCGGGGGACGATGATAGGCTCGGTAAACTCATCGCATCACGGATTTGTCACTTTATCGCGCCGCAAGTCGCGGCTGAGATAACATCATAAACAACATAAGGAGAAACAACAATGTCTATACCACTCAGAATCACAGGACCCGCAGTAGTCGTGTTTAACGGCACAACGTACTATTTTCAAGACGGATTGAAAGGCGCCTTGAAACGAAACCTAGGCTCAATCAAGACCGATAACTTTGGCGAGATAGCCAAGGTTAGCGAGAATTTCGTGGTCGAGTTTACTGGAAAACCCGCCGGTGTACTCGATCCGACATACCTCGCAACCATGTTCCCGGACGCCAGGAACAAGCACGGCTCGTCCACGTTCGGTGCAACGGATTTGCCGTTGATTATTTGGGCGCAACATCCATTCGACGGCAGCGACCTTAATAAGGTCACATGGCAACGTGGCGCGATCACCAAGTCGCCGACAATCCTGGCAAGCGCAACCAAGGGCCAAATCATATCTGGCGAGATAACGTTTTCGGCTTTAATGAAAAGCGATTTCGTTTTGACATCGGCGGATGCCTGGTACGACGCTGTAAATGCCGCGTTCACAGGGGACGTACTCGACGTTGATAATATTCGTTACGCGCGGTACACCGCTGCGCTTGGTGTAAGAGGCGATCCTTACAATGCCATGTTGGCAATTGACGGGTTCACGTTCGAGGCCACGTTCGGCATCAAAGACATTGCCGTTGATAACTTCGGAATCATCGACCGAGTTTACGACGCCGACACGTATGTTGCCACGTGTAAGTTTAAGCCGGCTAACATGCGCAAGGCGCAGGTGGATTCCCTGATAAGGATACAGGACACGACTGCGCTGCTTCCGGGCGACGTGATTGGAGGCGGCAACGAAGACCTGGTAGTGTCGAGCGACCGGTTCATTGTTACGCTTAAAAACTGCGATGCATCCGACAGCGCGGACCTGTATCAGACCGGCGTATTACAACGGGGCGAGGTCATGTTCATTAACGCCGCGCACAGGACAGGTACCGGCACCGGGGCGACGATTGATCCGGCGCTGACGTTTGCGACACCTTAACTAAGCGTGCGTGAATGCTTGTTACAATTGGCAGCTATGACATTTGCGACGGTACTTTAACCGGCGGGGTAGCCATCGGGAACGGTCGTGTTCAAATGGACCGGGTTTTTGATGTTGTTATCCCGGTTGATCAGCTTGACCCGACATTGTTCGACAGGGTTTGTCGCAGAATCAATTTCACGTTTGAAGTACAGGTTAGCCATGCCGATGCCGATTCGGCTGAGCAATTCATTCTCGATCTTGACGGGAATTTGCCATCCAGCGGCATGGTCAAACTAACGCCTACCAACAGCACGTCGTACCGTTACATCCCTAACGGTGTGGTCACAACGCATCAAACGCAACAGACAGGATCGCTCACCGCAACAACCTACACAATCGTTGGCGGACAACCGACGAGCACGCCTCCATGATATGCTTGTTTCGATCAACGGGTTTGCCCTGGCTGATAACACGATTGCGGGCGGTGTTGCGCTTTCGCAGGCACGATACTCCGTTGAGCGCATATTCGACATTGTCGTTCCAGTCCAGGGATTTTTGCCAGTGCCATTTAATAGGAATGTACGGAGAACAACTGTGGACTTTCAGGTTACGAGAAGTCACGATACACTTGAACACGCCGAGCAGTACATTGCCGACCACGACGCTGCAATACCTTCAAGTGGACCAGTTCAGTTCACTACAACCAACGGAGGTGTACGTTACATGCTCAATGCCGCACTTATCAGACACCAGCTCATTGGAGAAATCGGAAAAACAACCGAGCACAGTTACCACATCGAAGGCGGCAGGTTTAGCGAGGATATTGGCACGTTCTTTATTCTTACCGAGACTGGCGATTACATCATTGAAGAAGATTCTGACCGGATAGAAACCGAATAGATATGGCTGACGAGAAAATTTCTGATATGCCCGCAGCCAGCTCGGTCGGCGGCAGCGACGTTGTGCCGATCCTGCAAAGTTCGACGAACAAATCGGCAACGTTGACGGTTCTTAAAACGTTCATGCAAGGCGTAACCGGTCCTACCGGCCCTACCGGTCCAACTGGAGTTGGTGCAACGGGCGCCACCGGGCCGAGCGGCGCGACAGGCGCGACCGGCGCGACGGGGCCTAGCGGGTCAGGCGGGACCGGGGCGACCGGCGCAACGGGCGCCACCGGGCCGAGCGGCGCGACAGGACCGGTTGGGGCGACAGGGCCTACGGGACCGACCGGCGCGACCGGGCCTAGCGGGGCAACGGGGCCGACAGGGCAAGCAGTTAAATCGGGAGCGGAAGTATCCAATTCAGCCACGCAAAGCATATCGTCAAGCACCGACACGGTTTTAACGTTCGACACCGAAACTGTTGACACCGACGCTTACCACGACCTTGTCACTAACACCGGCAGATTTACAATCGGCACCGGCATAGGCGAAACGTTCTTCACCATAGTCGGCAACTTCACTTTTGCGTCCTCAACGCTCGGGACAGAGCGGAGCGCATGGATCAGGTTAAACGGCGCGACCGAAATAGCGCGGTCAACCGAGCAGGGATTGGCCAATGACGATCTTGCAATGCAGGTAGTGCAAACGATCAAACTAAGTGACGGCGATTACGTTGAGTTGCTGGCATTTCAAGATTCAGTGGGATCAATTAACGTACAGGTCGGCGCGAGTTTTTCTATATCTCGCAGTGGCGGACCGAAGGGCGAAACGGGCGTGACTGGAGCCACGGGACCGCGCGGCGTTACTGGGAGCACCGGGCCAACTGGACCGACCGGAAACACTGGCCCGACTGGCGTCACGGGTTCTGTTGGGGCAACGGGACCTACCGGGCCAACGGGACCACATGCCGAAGCTGTTTACATTGATTATTTGTTTTCTACTACAACAACGGATTCGGACCCTGGCAACGGAAACCTGCGGCTGGACAATGCAACGCAACTTAGTGCGACAACTATACGAGCCGATTTGGTAGATGTAAACACGATTGATTATACCGCTGTCCTGGACAACCTGGACGCTAGCACTAACACAGTTAAGGGTTATATCCGGTTGTACAAGACAACCGATCCTACCAAATGGATTGAGTTCACTTTAAGTTCACGGGCTGCGCCTTCCGGCTACAGAAATTTGACCGTAGTCGAAATAGCCGGCAGCGGCGCGAATCCATTCGCTAACGCCGATCCGGTTACACTTGTATTTTCAAGAAGCGGCAACGTAGGCGGCACCGGCGGAACTGGTGGCACAGGTGGAACGGGAGGGACGGGCGGTACGGGAAGCACCGGTCCAGCGTCCGGTTACGGAACATGGACTGAATCTAACGTTAGCGGTTCAAACTTTACTACTACCAGTACCACGGATGTTGCGATAACCGGGCTTTCATTTGCTACTGCCATTAACACATTATATGAGGTAGAAGCCTGTTTACGAGTTCAGAGCACTAACTCCGCAGGCACACGCTATGCGGTATATTGCAGTGGTGCTGGAGCTGCCGGCTCTTTTATAGCCATAGGTGTTGCTACAAGCACGACTTCAGCGACCGGTGCCGCCACGATAGGACAAGCGGCGCAAGTCCAATTTGCTACCACCGCAAATTCTGAAACTACAGTTAGGATATTCGGAACCGTATTAACAGGAGCTAACACCGGAAATATCACCGTGCAAATGCATCAGGCAAGCGCGGGCACTGGCACTGTTTACATCGGCTCACGGTTATCTGTCAGAACACTTCCATGAACACAACAACAACAATCACGCAGGGCGAAAATTTCCTGCTCAATTTAATTCTTCAGAACGACGACGAAACGCAGATTCTAGTCGCAGACCTTCAGCAGTTCGTGATCAACGCCAAAAGCGAGGGCAAGCTTCTTAAATCCTGGCAATGGCTACCGGATAACTTTGGCGATCCGCACATTGTAATCATTGACGGACTCGCGCAGTTGGAAGTGGAATCGAGCGTCACCAAGACCTGGATTCGGCGCATTGAGTTTGAGGTTGTCCCGAGCTTTCTGGACGACAATTATTTCGTGGAAGGCGCTCAGACCGATGTGGTTTGTTTTACCGATCTTTTGATTGTCGTGAAATGTTAATTACCGCCACCATTGTTCGTGAAACTGAATCTTCAGGCGAAACCACGGTTCAATCGCCGACCGTGGCGCGTGTCCTCACAGCAACGGTCACAAGGGTTGGCGATTCAATCGGCGCCACCGTAGGGCCAACAGGACCGACCGGGCCACAAGGCGAAACTGGACCGACTGGCCCAACCGGCGGGACTGGCGGCATTGGTGAAACTGGACCGACCGGAGCAGGCGTAACCGGGGCAACTGGCGCTACCGGCGCCACCGGTTCTAGCGGGCCAGCCGGAACGACGGGTCCGCAAGGCGCGACAGGTGCGAGCGGCCCCAAAGGCGTTACCGGTTCAACCGGCAGAGCTGGCGACACCGGAGCAACCGGGCCTAGTGGGCCAATTGGGGCCACGGGCGCAACTGGTGCAACCGGAGGAACTGGCGCGCAAGGACATACCGGCCCGACCGGGCCAACGGGCATCGGCGCGACTGGCGTAACTGGACCTTCAGGCCCGGCAGGCGCAACCGGCGTCGGAGCAACAGGCGCCACCGGTGCCACTGGTGCAACTGGCGGCACGGGCGGTGTAGGCGATCAAGGCGTAACCGGGCCTAGCGGATCTACCGGGCCGCGAGGCGTAACTGGCGCAACCGGCCCGAGCGGTGCGTCCGGGCCGAGCGGCGCAACCGGGCCTAGCGGGGCGACTGGACCAACCGGTCCGAGCGGAGACGTTGGGCATCAAGGCGTGACCGGAGCAACGGGCGCTACCGGGGTTACAGGGGCAACAGGCTTAGGAGCAACCGGGGCAACTGGACCAACTGGATCGACTGGACCTGTTGGCGTTACCGGAGCGACTGGCCCTACAGGATTGCCAGGCTCGGGAATATCGTGGAAAGGCGAATGGGATTCCGGGACTAGCTACGTCGCAAATGACGGCGTAGGTCATTTGGGCTCATCTTACATTGCCGTTGATGCTAACACCAATTCAGAGCCGCCAAGCGCGCATTGGACTTTGTGGGTTGAGAAAGGAACAACGGGCGCGACAGGACCAACCGGGCCGGTCGGCGCAACTGGATCGGTCGGTGCCACCGGAGTAACCGGACCTACGGGGCCGACAGGTGCAGTCGGAACAACTGGCGCGACTGGTCCGACTGGCGGTACTGGAGGCGTTGGCGCAACTGGTGTGACCGGAGTTACAGGAGCAACAGGGCCCACAGGTGCGGACGGCGCGGTCGGGGCTACCGGGCCAACTGGTGTGACCGGAGCAACCGGGCCAACTGGCGTTGGAACAACCGGCGCCACTGGGCCGACCGGAGTGACCGGGCCAATCGGGGCCACCGGAGCGACTGGGCCAACAGGTCCAACCGGACAATATGGCGGCGCGATTACCCTAGATTATCTTTACGATTCAACGACCACGAACGCCGATCCTGGCTCTGGCAAGTTCAGGCTGAACAACGCCACCGAAAACACTGCTACCGCACTTTACATCAGCGACACCGACCAGAACGGAAGCGACGAGACAGCAGTGTTAGCTACCCTTGCGGACAGCACTAACACGGTCAAAGCACATCTACGGTTTCAACTCAAGACTGACGTCACCAAATGGTTGATATTCACAATCTCAAGTTACACTACTCACACCGGTTACAAAGAATTTGGAATTGCCAACGTTTCGTCAAGCACGGCTAGTCCGTTCTCTAACACTAACGAGTGCCTGATAGAATTTTCGCGTGCCGGAGATTTGGGCGGCACGGGAGGCACCGGGGGGACGGGCGGAGTCGGCGGCACCGGAGGCACTGGAGCGGCTGGCGCAGTCGGAGCGACTGGACCTACGGGACCCACGGGCGCGACCGGGCCAACAGGGTCGACCGGGCCGACGGGCGTGACCGGAGTTAGCGGTCCTAGCCTTTTAACGTTCACCACTCAGACCGACACCGATTATACGCTTGCTTT